GCTGGGATTGGGGGAAACTCCGCGCGTGCCGCGGAGAAAACCTAACCAAAAGGAAACAAGAAAAAGATGTGCTAATCAGGGACACGACCCCTTTACACCTTTGCTACACCTGGCAGGCACATAGCCTGATCCGGTAAGTCACGCGCTAGGAGAACATCTCGCGTGTGGGTGTCTAGATACGAGACACCATTACTCGAGAGCTTCATATACTGAGAACGGGAAAGCTGTTTGAAAAGAATTCCCATTACGACATGCTTAACATGTTGGAGAACGTCCATGTAAGACATGCCGTAGATCCGCTCACATATCTCTGAAGATTCAGAGTCGGTGCAGACCATCTCTTCGTCGGCGGCCAGTTTGCTTAATATATCCGCCTCACTTTGGAACTGGCCAGAACTTGGGTTCTTGACCTCAAAGTAAGGCGTCTGCGATAGCAAACTGGCGGCCTTACGTAACTCATCCCGTATAGAAGGGAAGAACCTCGCTTCGTAGGCTGCAGACAGACACTTGCCTGCCATGTAGTCTCGATCACTAACGCCAGCGTTAGTGTTAGCGCGCATAGGAAGGCGCTCGAGTAATCTTCCAAACTGTGGCACAGGAACACCACCATGCTTATAACCCGAAGGCACTAAGTATCTCTTCCTGAGGAACGTGGCTTGATCGGCCACGGGGAAAGATACCTCTACCTTCATACCAGCCTCCGATGCTTGGTGGTGGTATTGATTGGCTACCTCAGACAGGTCAGGTCTTGTTGGTGGACCTGTCTGAACGTCTGACGGCAGGAATTTGTCGTCATGGATGGCGGTGAGCTCGTCGTCTCCCAAGAAGTGGCTGGTAGACGATTCAATCCAAGCGCCCTGAAGAGCGGCCAGTTTCACGCACATGTTGACAAACGTGTTGCCTGTGGAAGTGGGATTTTCCCCAGACAGACGTTGGCCATGGATGTCAAGCTTGACTCCCACGTTAGTGAACACTGTCCAATCAGTGCACTTTGCGATTTCAGAGACATACCACAAGGGCGCTCCGAGCTTCTTGTAGAACATCGCCTCATATTTCCTGATGTCAGGAGACTGTGTGGCGTCGTTGTTCTTGAAATCGGCCTCTACGTATGTGCCGGGAGCCCCAACGATTGAATCCGCGACCTTTTTGGAACTCATGCCGGAGACATATATGAACCTGTTTCCGGTATTTTTGGGATTTTCCAAAGAGAAGACCTTCGACATCCGCTTGGATAGTTCGTTGGTCACGGCACCCATGACAA